GTGGCCCTTAGTGATACCAAACTCCGTAGCATCAATGCTAAGCCATACAGCGGCGCAGCTGAAGTCACAGATGGTGACGGGCTGAGTGTACGCATAACTCCCACAGGCACGATCACATTCCAGTTTCGTTATCGCTGGAACGGTAAGCCCGTTCGCCTCTCCATTGGCCGCTATCCCGCTATGTCTCTCAAGGAGGCGCGCGTAGTCGTCGGTGAGATGCGCGAATTGTACCTCAAGGGACTAAACCCGAAAAATTATTTTGCCAAAGAAGATGGCGAGCTGACTCTAAAAGAGTGCCTGGATCAGTGGTGGAGCAAGTATGTTGAAACGCTGAAGCCGAACACTCAGACGCTGTACAAGTCCGTTGTGTACAACACGATGTACACAGAATTCCCGGACGCACCGGTAGTAAACATTCCTGTTTCTGCATGGGTGCGTTTCTTTGATAAGCAGGAAAAGAAGAACAGCAAAAAGGCCAGGGTGCTTCTTCTGCAGCTACGTTCCGTCATGAACTGGTGTATCAGTCGCCAGTTGATCCCATCGTGCGAAGTCCTGAAGCTAAGTGTTAAGACCATTGGAAAAAAACCTGATGTGGGTAGCCGTGTTCTCACGTATACCGAGTTGGCTAAAATCTGGCTGGCGCTGGAGAACAACAAGATCGTTACCTCCAACAAGGTGCTTCATCAGCTGCTTTTGCTTTGGGGAGCCAGACTATCAGAGCTGCGCCTTGCTACTGCCAGTGAGTTCAATATGGATGATCTTATCTGGACGACTCCAGCAGAACATTCAAAGATGGGTAACGTAATCCGTCGCCCGGTGTTTGACCAGGTGAAACCTTTTGTTGAAAGGCTCCTCAATGCTGGAAATGATGTTCTGTTTCCCGGCCAGGAACTCGACAAGCCTATAGATCGCTCGTCAGCAAATCTCTATATGAAAAAATTAAGGGATAAAATTGATATACCAGAGTGGCGAACACATGACTTCAGGCGTTCGCTGGTGACGAATTTATCAGGGGAAGGGGTTATGCCTCACGTCACCGAAAAGATGCTGGGGCATGAGTTGGGAGGAGTGATGGCGGTGTATAACAAACACGATTGGCTGGTTGAACAGAAAGAAGCGTATGAATTATATGCGGAAAAGATTTTATGGCACGTTAAAAATTATAAATCTTAGTTTTTTGTTTTATTGTACATTTTATTTCGTAATTTATATGAGGGAATTATATGAATGTTGGTGTTGAGTGGAATGTTAGTGTTATAAAAGCGATTACATGGCTTGCCAAAACTACTACTGATCCCCGCGAATTTTCTAAGCGCCTGGAGCAAGCTCAGACTAATTATATTAACGAAACATCAAAGAAGACTAATTTTGGTGCTCAGTTTGATAAAGGTTGGTATGGAGATGATGTTGTTGCTGGTTTTTTCTCACAAGCAAAGTCTTTAATCGATAATAGACGAGCATTTGAAATATCCATGGCATCGCATATAATTCCTTGGATGTACCAACTCGGTCAGTGTGTTGATTTCCTGGATAACGTGTCTGGCGCTGTTGAGCGTGCTCGAAGAATGCTTGAGAGTAAAACCGTTTATCCTGATACTGCAATGTTTGAATTGATTCTTGCAGGAAACTATGCAGCAATAGGCTACGAGGTTGAATTTATTCCTGAGCGTAAGGGTATTGCAAAAACACCGGATTTCAAATGTAGTCTAGATGGCGGTGGTGAATTTTTTGTTGAATGTAAAAGGCTTCAGAAAGGGCCGTATTCAGTTCAAGAGGAAAATGCGCATTTCATCAGAGCTAAACTAGTAGAGGGTCGCGTCCATTCTAAAAGGATGAGCGTTTGGATGGATGTGACATATAAATCTGAAGTAATTAGCACTCCAGAGAATTATCTTGTAAATCATTTAAGTAATTATTATGGGAAAGATTATCACTGGGATGATGATTATGGTACTGGATTTGTAAAAGCATCAAAGTTACAATCTGCTAGAAATGAAGTTGAAGCCAATGGGTCACTCTCATTTCATACTAAATTAGCAAGATTACTCAAAGGCTCTGCTCTTAGCGATGATTTTTTTAATGTTTTTGCTTTTGGTCAGCCTGATGAGCGGGATCCTCGGTTTATATCAAAAATAAAATATGCCTCTTTGTTAACATGGAGGTGTATAAATGAGGTTTCTTTTGAGAAACGCTCTCGACATATCACAAACAACTTGTCAGAAATTGAAAAGCAGATTTCCAATTATGGAGTTGGTGTTGGTCATATTGCAATGGATGTTGATGTACAAAGGGATGTTGCAGACAAGCGGCGTGAGAAAAATCTTGAAGCCACGAAATCATTCAAGCTTGAGTCAAAGCTTGTTAGGTTTAATATTCATTACCTTGTCCCACGCATAGATGAAAATCATTCTTGGATGGTTGATGAAACTCTTGACTATTTTTATAACGACAAGATTATTCATGATATTATTCCAGCTGTTCGAATATTTCCTGAAGCCGCTGCGTTTAATAACGATTTGCCTGGTTGGCATCAGTGAGAAGATGAGTGCAACACTGTTAAGCGTTGCACTCAGTTTACTACTGATTTTTATTTATCCCACCTTCATCTATCCAGCGGGTAACTGCCTTTCTACTGTAGCGAGTAGGGTATGTTAGAACTGGGTTCGGAAAACCATGATCTTTGCGTAAACGCCAGACAGCTGTTTTTTTCTTTCCTAGTAATTCGAATACTTCTTTCTCTTCCATAAAGTCTGTAGAAGTCATAAGCACCTCATTCAAAATTACCGTTAAAAATACATGTTCCACACCCACCGCGAGCCCCTTCAGTACAAACATCACAGCGGTCTACTTTTCTACGAGGTTGTTCTTTGATGTGCAGCCTTGGTTCCCTGTCTTTTGGCTCCGGCCATGAGCGCTGCTTGTTTACCGCCAGTTTATCGATCATCGCCTGGGTAATCTGATCATCAGTGATGCCAGTCCGGCGCTGAGCGTCCCACAGCAGGAACTGCATATCAGCCCATTCTGACAGGTCGCCGGGCTGTTCAGCGGCTTCCAGTGCTTCTTTGCTGAGGTGCTTCAGCGGGCCAACCGGGCCGACATTGCCGAAAGTTGCCTGCGACCACTCGGCATGCGCGATGCGTACCTGGTCACGTTCCGACGCTGGCTGCGCGTGGCGATAGAGCGGGATTGTGTAACCTTCGACAGCATTCCGCGCACGGTCAGCGGGCCACGCACGAAGATAAAGCCCTGTCGCATGCATGTTCGAAATTTCGTGCTTCTCGGTGTACGCCACCGGCTCGCTGTCCATTGCGGCCAGCGCCATGCTGGCCAGTTCGCGAATCTCATCCCCACCAATATCTTCGATGTCATCACGGCATGAAATCTGTGAGAGCCATTCCAAGCGCTCTCTGGTTATGGCTGATTTGGTCATGGTTGACTCCAGTTATCCTCGATCGCCACACCTAAACGGTGCAGCCAGTCGGCAAGCTTGAGCATCGACTCACGGTCGCTAAGTCCTTCCGGAAAGTCTTTCAGTTCGATAGTCGGTATGAAACGACCGAAACTATCGCGCTCTATCGTCAAATGCTGCTCCAGAACAGTCTGATGAATGCGGCTGTTATGCCGCACCAGGTAAACGGATTTGGAGTCTTTGGCTTTAGGGTCGTAGCGGTACTCGGTCAGTATCATCTGGTTTCTGGTGCGATCGGTTCCTCTCCACATCACTCAGCCTCCACCTTGATGCCAGCGGCGGCACGTTCTGCCTCGCTTTGTTCCCAAAACCACTTGTGAAGCACCATAAGCTCTTCATCGAGCGGAGCATATTTGCGGTCGAAATATGCCTGTGCGTCTTTCTCTGCCTCATCAGGCAATTCGCCAGGGCCGAAGAGCGTGTTATAAATCCACGCCAGCCCGTTTTTAGCATCGCCAGTGGCCTGCCATTCGATGATTGCGGCTTGCATAACCAGGATATTTTTCCCGATCAGCAGATCCAGTTGCTGATAGCGCTTACGGATATATTCGTTTTGCGCTTCAAGCTCGGCGATGCGCTTCTCGGCCGCTCTACGCTTGCGGAACTGGGCTTTGCGGCTTGCTTTGAGGTTATGCTTAGCCAGTTCAGCCATGTAGAGTTGGTGCTCTGCGTTAGCCAAGCGCTGACGAACTTCATCGTTCTCCAGTACATCAATCCTCTGCTGCGCCTTCTCCAGCGCCTCTACCAGCAATAGCGCGAGTTTTCGCAGATGGTCTTTACTGCCATTTGCCGGATTTGAAAGCTCAGAACGTAGCTGCGCCAGTTCGGTGATATTAGTCATGGCTGGCCTCCTTACCGCGGCTAACAGACAAGTTTTTATTCACGATGGCATCCATCAGATGTGCTGCAGCCGCCTTTTGAGCAGATACATTCGCAATGACCGTTGGCCTGGCTTTCTCACAGCTGGCACAAATCCCGTCCCATGATGAAATGAGGAAAAAATCTTCGCGCTCGGCAATGCCGGTATTCATTATCAGGTCCTCTATCATCAGTGTGACCCCGCGAACTCCCCGGCCTTCGCTTAACCGCTGCACTGCGTAGCCGAAGGCGTTAATCATCACTGCATGGAACTGGATGTATTCGCGTTTGTACTCCGCCTGGTTCGTACCTTGGCGAACATCATCTAAACCAGTCAGCATTAGCCACGCATTCCACAACCCTTCAAGATCATCCTTTGAGCAGGAACCTGAAAATTTTGCTGTGGCATCACTTAGGGCTTTGAAGCTCACCCACTTATCACTTTTCGCGGGAACGACGTTATGCTCAAAATCGGTGACTTCAGAAAAGACGTCGTGTGAACTGATAAAGCTGACCATCTCCTGCGCGTTCTTATCGCGCCCGTTATAGGCCATGTTGATAGCCGCAGATGGCTTCGAAACATTGTTGTTAATGTCCGAGAAAAACTGTTGCCGTGTCTTCAGTGGCAACTGGAGAGTAAGCATCATCGGAACATGGATAGGTTCATCAATGGTGCGGCAATACTCAGCAATCCCTGCTGCGCGATGTTGACCATCAAACAATTTAATTTCTGCATCCATCGGGAAACGGGCCACCCCAACATTAGTGTTTCCGAACTCTTCGAATTCAACATACGAGTCGCAGTTACCTACAAGCGGCGGAATAATGAATGGCTCCTTGTTCTCGTATGCTTCAACGAGATACTGATAAAACTTTTTTGCCTTGGCGGGGTTCAGTTCTCGCTGAGATCGATCAAGGGTGTCGCCGTAGTTATCGCTGGCGAGGACTCGCGTTAGTGTCCGCGCAGGTACTGTCAGCATCAGGACAATTGAATCCCCCTGAGTTCCACGCGACGCCGGAAATTCAAAGAAATGATCGCCTATTTTGCTCATAATGATTCCTCCCCAAGCACCCAACGAAGTGCGCTTGCATACTCACCCTCGGCTGATTCCAGGGCTTTTGTGATTTCTTTGCGGGTTTTCAGGCGCGGCTTTGCCTCGCCGAGGATCTGACGCTGACGCCGGGCTTTTTCATGGCCGGTTGTGCCAGCAGTTGCCTGCTCGATTTCTGCTACCTTTTCCCGCTGTTCTTCTGGTTTAAGCGATGCCAGCTGACGCGCCTGGGTAACGGTGACCGTTCCGGACTCCACTGCATCGCGAACAGCCTGGGTGGCATCCAGCAGTGACAGAGTTGCGCGTACGGTCTGGACACTCACGCCAAACATCAGCGCTAAATCGTCTTCGTCGTGCCCGCGCTCCAGCGCATCAGCCATTTTCTTTGCTCGGCCCAGTGGCGTATCTGCCTGGCGGATTTCGTTAGCACTTACCATCGCCTGCGCCATTCGAACGGCGGAGCCACGTTTAGCGACTGCTGGAACCAGTAACGGTTCTTTACCCTCTTTCAACAGTCGCTTGTTGGCTTCCAGTGTATGGCGCACACGCTGGCGACCATCGACTACACAAGACAGCCCTGTCTCTGGGTCTTTCCAGACGATAATCGGCTCAAGAACGCCCTGGTCCATGATATTCAGCACCATTGCCTCGCTGATAGGCAGGTGGATACGCTCATCGTAAAGAGGGTGCGTTTTGTCGGTGACCAAGTGCAGATTTTCAGGTTCGAACGTCAAAACGTTCGTTTTGCCACTCGCGCCATATACCAGCTTTGAGTCTTTAGCCATCAGAGAGCCTCCACGTTACGGAAGCTGGTGGGGGAAATTGCTTTCAAATCGCGCATTGCTTCGAGGACATGCAGATTTATGCGCTTCTTGGTATATCGCTCAGTAATACGATCACACTCCTTCGCCCAGGATTTGACCTCTGCGAGAAGGGCGTCACGTTCGGTGCGCGTCTGGCGCAGAGCTACATTCGAAACATCGAGGACGGTAGCCAGTTCCTTGATGATTGCTGCCTGTTCTGGTGGCATAGTTTTGGCTATTTCGTACGCCTGTTTAATCAGTTGATTTGCTGTCTTAGCCATCTTTTGTTCTCCATCTGACGCGCTGCAACGCGTAAATTTAGGGTGCAGCAACCCAACCCATGAGAGTGGGTGAATAGCTGGTTAAAATTTCTTGCTGATGGGTTAGCCGCCACTGCAATGGCGGCACGTTAGTTCTCCACACAACGGAAAGAGCACTGAAGCACTGGAAACTCACTTGACTAACACAGTGCTTTTTCCTGTTGTGTGCCGGTCTTTCCCGGCTGTCATCGTGCTTCCTCTGTTTGCCACGCTGGGCCGTCTACTTCCGGCTGTCACTGCCGTCGAGAGTGCTGGCAGCTCACTGACCTGATAACTCCCAGGATCAACTGGAGTGGTTGTTATCGCTACCAAAGCGCCACTGTCCAGGACATTTAAAAGGACCGTCTCCAAGTGGTAACTCTTCCAGTCCCGATAAACCTCCTCAGTAGAAGGGGACTTATCGGGAATGAATGTTGTGACACCAGATCGCTAATCTGCTTACTTCCCGCCGCTCTGTTTTGGTATTGGCAACCAGCTGCTGTTGCTCAGTCGATTTCCGGGTCTTTGCGTCGACCGGCGCTGCAGTACGCTTGTACACGCCACAACGAAGAGAGCACTGCCGGTGTCCGAATCGAACGGACCTTTTCCCTGCCCATCACCAGATATAGAACTATCCTGGCGTCTGGAATCGAACCAGACTCTGTGCCTTGCTCGTCAATGCCCTCATCGTTGCGTCCCGGACTCTTCCCGGGCGTCACACCTTTTCGCCGCGCTGGTGGGGCGCACGTCGTGCCTGAAACACTTAGCTTGCACATTCCGGTTATTCTGAGAGGCATGGATAAATGGACTCTCAGGCCGCTGCGGCACATGTGCCATATGCCGTAATGCTCACTACCACACCAGAGCATGTAACTACCGGTACTCGTGATGTGATTTAAATGTACCTTTAGTTACCAATATGGTCAAGAGAGCTATGTACTTTTTGTTACCTGTGGATTGAAAAAAAAGCCAGAAGGAGATCTGGCTTTAGAAATGAGTAACTTAAATGTTTTGGGTAATCTGAACCACTTTACCAACAATCCGGCAATTACCATCTATCGGGATGGGTTTAAAGGCAGGGTTAAGTGGCATCAAGTATGCGAAAGGGCTATCCCATACCAGCTTTTTAACGGTAGCTTCAGCAGAGCCGTCGAGTATTGCCACTACAATTTTTCCGTAAAGGTCATCCAATTGACCATAGTGCGGTTCAACAATAACGATCGATCCTTCTGGGATGGATGGCAGACCATGAGGGTTAGTCATAGACTCCCCGCGAACTACCAGTCCGAATGCTTCATTAGAAACGTTTGCAGTGGTTTGCGTCCATGAAATCACATCAGAAAGCCTTGAGCATGCATAAGTATCAGTCCACATCCCAGCTTGAACAGCGGAGATAATAGGAACTGCCGTGGGTGGCTTAAGGAACGGAATAACTTTTGTATCATCCGGCGTTTCCTCACCTCGACCGTAAAGAATCCATTCTGGAGTTGTCTGCAGCGCCACCGCCAGCTGATGGAGATTCTCACCATCAGGTTTAGTAGTGCCGCTCTCCCATTTTGTTACGGAAACACGGCTCACCCCTAAGCGTTTAGCCAGGGTCTGCTGTGTTATGTCGAGCTGGACTCGACGGGATCTTATTCGGTCTTTCATCTCTGTTTTCATGTAACCAATGTTACATTGATTCCTTGTAACTGTTGTTTGCTATTTAATGTACCTTTTGTTACCTTTAAGGCGTAAGTTAACCAGGAGGAACCATGCGTAAATCAGAAGTTATCGAACACTTCGGAGGCGTATCAAAAACCGCAAGTGTTCTTGGTATTTCCCACCCGGCAGTTTGCCGATGGGGTGAAGTCATCCCTCAAAAACAAGCATTCGTCATCGAACGAATTACGAAAGGTAAGCTGAAGTACGACGCCAGCCTTTACCAAAAGGCTACAGATTCAGCCGCTTGAAAGTAACTACAAAAGGAAAATCAATATGGTAGAGCCAAACCTCAAAGAAGCCGTCAAAGCGATGTGCAAAGCATATCCAGGCGGGCGCGAAGCAATGGCTGGCGCACTAGGAATGACGGTGACGCAGTTTAACAACAACCTTTACGAGAAAAACGGCTGTCGTTTCTTCGAAGTCAGCGAGCTGGAAGCGATGGAAGACATTTCCAACACGTCGTTACTGGCTGATTACTTCGCTCGCCGCCGTGGGGCTCTGCTGGTGGATGTTCCGCACCTGGAAGAGCTGGATCGCGTGGACTTGTTCAGCCGGGCAATGCGCACCTCTGCCGCCAGGGGACAGGTTGATCAGATTATCGAACAGGCACTTGAGGATGGGGTAATCGAAAGACATGAAGCTGAAGAAATCATGGTGCATCACCGCCGCCACCTGGCTGCGCGTGAAGAAGAGATCGCGGCAATTATCACGTTGTTTGCACGCAAAAAGAAGTGACGCCAGCGAGTTGCAGCTCCTGGCGTCGTGGCGTGTCGTTATCAGTGGAGATTACTAACGCATGAACAGTTTATCAACACAATACCGCAGGTCGCAACTTGTAGCGCGGCCAGTACCTGGTGGAGCAGGACCGGTGCAGTTCGTGTATGGGGTAAGAGTACCAGGCGGATTCGAACCTGTCTGCTACCAGTTTGCTCAGTGGGTGGTAGGGGACTTTAACGGCCAGGCGGAGAAAGTATGCGAGAACTTAACCGATGGTTCAGAGATCACTACGGTGTCCCGGTCAGGGTCTTACGCTGGGAGCCCCAAACACAGCGCGTTATATACCTGCGCGAAGGGTATAAGCACGAGTGTTTCAGCCCCCTCGAGCAGTTCAGACGAAAATTCAGGGAAATAGAGGGGTCTTATGAGCCTTTTAATGCCATCAAGGCCGATAGTTATCAATCCTGACCTTGCGTACAGCATAGGCCTGAATGAAGCCATTGCGTTACAGCAGGTGAATTACTGGCTGAAGGAGACAACCTCCGGGCTGGAGCGTGACGGTGTGCGGTGGATCTATAACACTACAGAGCAGTGGCTGGAGCAGTTCCCATTCTGGTCAGAGTCCACGCTGAAGCGCACATTCACCCGCCTGAAGAGTCTGGGCGTGCTCAAAATCGAGCAACTGAACAAGTCCCAGCGTGACATGACCAACTACTACACGATCAACTATGAGAGTGAGCTTTTAGATGAGGTCAAAGTGACTAAATCGAAGGTGTCAAAATGCGCTGTTCCATCAGGTCAAAATGACACGATGGAAGAGGTCAATGTGAAACGCTCCACCAGGTCAAAACGAACCGCTGTCATCAGGTCAAATTGGCACGATGATCTTACAGAGAATACAACAGAGAGTACTACAGAGATTACAGGTAAAGACTCTTGTCCGGTTGCGCCGCAACCAGACCAGACCGACCCGGCAGATCTCGTTCTGGATCATTTCAATCGGATAACCAACTCGACCTATGGCAAGGGGGGACGAACCAAAACGACGCTGGGTTTTATCCGGGGACGCCTGGCCGAAGAATACAGCCCTGAAGACCTGATGCTGGTGGTTGACTACCTGAACGCGAAATGGGCACAGGATCCGAAAATGAGCGACTACCTGCGGCCCAAAACGCTGTTTGCTCCCGAGAACTGTGTCGAGTATTTCGACAAGGCCAAAAAATGGGAAGCAGCCGGACGTCCAGCATGGACTGGCGGCAAGTGGGTTAAACAAGACACGGCGTTCAAGTCCAGTTATTCCGACGTGGATTATTCAGTGCCAGCGGGGTTCCGCTCATGAGTAAGCCATTTTTGAAATGGGCTGGTGGAAAGTATACCCAGCTGGCTGACCTGTTCGTGCAAATCCCGGCAGGGAAACGTCTGATAGAGCCATTCGTGGGTGGTGGGTCGGTATTCCTGAACAGCGAAAAGCACGCAGATTACCTGCTGGCGGACGTTAATCCGGACCTGATTAATCTGTACCAGATGTTAGCGGTGGTGCCGGATGAAGTGGAATTGAAGGCCCGCTGGATGTTCGAGCACATGCGGTCACCAGATGGCTATGAGCTGATCCGTTCCGAGTTCAACGCACAGACGCTGGATGCTACTGAACGCGCAGCTGCATTCCTGTATCTCAACCGGCATTGCTTCAATGGCCTGATGCGCTACAACCAGGCGAACAAGTTCAATGTGGGCTGGGGAGGCTACAAGGCTCCGTATTACCCGATGGATGAGATGAAAGCCTTCGCGGCTATGGCGCATAACTGCGTATTCATGACCGCTGACTACCGCCGGACAATCAGCCTGGCCGGGAAAGGGGATGTGGTTTACTGCGATCCGCCTTACGAACCGATGCCGGGAACAACCGGATTCACCGCCTACGCCGCTGGTGGTTTTAGCTGGGAGAACCAGGTAGACCTGGCGAAGCAATGCGTATCAGCCTTTCACCGTGGGGCTCGGGTAGTGATTTCTAACTCATCCGCACCGAAGGTTCTCGACCTGTATCGGGAGCATGGTTTTAACCTGCAATTCATCAACGCACGCCGTTCGATCTCCTGCAAAAGCAGTACGCGGGAAGTCGCAAAAGACGTTGTAGCGATCCTTTAAGGGGGCTAAATGAAACTGACTTTACCATTTCCACCGAGCGTAAATAGTTACTGGCGCGCCCCGAGCAAGGGACCGCTGAAAGGCAGGCATCTGGTTAGCGAGACTGGGCGCAAGTTCCAGCAGGCAGCGAGAGCGGCGATTATTGAGCAACTGCGGGCCGTTCCCCGGCCATCCTCTGATCTGGCTGAGGTTCACATAGTGTTGTATCCGCCTGATCAGCGCCGTCGGGATATCGATAACTACAACAAAGCGCTGTTCGATGCCCTGACTCTAACAGGCGTCTGGGAAGACGACAGTCAGGTTAAGCGCATGCTGGTGGAGTGGGGAAACATCGTGAAGAAAGGGAAAGTAGAAATCACCATCCGTCGTTTTCGTGCAGCTGCCTGACGTGGAGATGATATGAGAGCACTACTAACCCCTGAGATTGCCCCACGCATGGGCGTTGTTCTGCTTCGCCCAGGTGCTGATCTCATGCCGATGTTCAGGAGAGGGCGGATACTGATAGAGCCTGCACCAGAAAAATACAGCGACTACGCAACCGGCGCTATCCCTCCCGCCACGCAGCCACTGGCAGAAGACCCGGTGTTGAAACCAGTATTCGAAAACAAAGACGTCATTCTGCGCGCGGGTGGTATTAGCTCGCTGGAGGCCGAGCTGGAGCGTCGTTTTGAATGCCAGTACCCGCACGGTTCGTGGCACAGCGAAAATTTTACGCTGTTTCGGCATGAGCCTGGCAGCATCCGCCTTTGCTGGGCCTGCGATAACCTGCTGCGTGATCAGTACACAGAGACGCTGGCAGGCATTGCGCGTGAGAACCTGGTATCCTGGCTGATAACGGTTATCCGCTCACAGCTGGGGTTCAACGAAGACCATCAACTGACGATCCCAGAGTTGTGCTGGTGGCTGGTAATAAACAATCTGGCGCACGTCATCCCTGAATCGCTGGCCCGGAAAGCCTTGAGATTGCCCGAAATAAAGCATCAACCGGTGATGAAGGAGAGCGATATTGTGCCGGAGCCAGCGGCGAGCGAAGTGGTGCAGAAAAAGATTCTCGGTCTTCGCGTAGATCCTGAAACGCCGGAATCATTCATGCTGCGACCAAAGCGCCGCCGCTGGGTAAACGAGAGCTGGACGCGCTGGGTTAAGTCCCAGTCGTGTGTCTGCTGTAACAAACAAGCAGATGATCCCCATCACCTGATAGGCCACGGACAAGGTGGAATGGGAACAAAAGCGCATGACCTGTTTGTGTTGCCGCTTTGCAGAGCGCATCACGACGAGTTGCACGCTGACACCGTGGCATTTGAGGAGAAGCACGGCTCACAGCTGGAGCTGCTGTTTCGATTTCTGGATCGTTCGCTGGCAATTGGCGTGCTGGCATAGTGGAGAACGCATAATGATTAACCCGTCCGAGGTTGGAAAAGCTGGTGAAATGGTCAGGCTGAAAACGCTTGAGGCCATCTGGATTCAAGGGAAGCTGCGCATGTGGGGCCGCTGGTCCTACATCGGCGGCGGTAGTGGCGGCAATATGTTTAACCAGTTACTGGCCTCCGGGAAGATAACCAAAACAGCCATCAATGAAGCATTACGCCGGATGAAGAAATCGGGTATCTCGAAGCCAGAGCTTGAGGCGTTTTTTCGTGAAATACTCGCGGGGAAAAATAAAAGCGGCCTGGCTTTTTGTACTGATGAGGAAGGATTGATAATTGATTCTGTGCTTAGTGCTCAGCTTGTGCGCTCCGGGAATAAAGCCCTCTACAAGCTAATCAAGGATCGGTATGTCTATCGCATGAGCAAGAAGGCAATGGCGAAAGAGCTAAACGAAAAGCATCCAGAATGGTGCTTGCGGACTTGTGAGAGCAGGATCGATGTTTGGCTTAATCTTGCAGAATCGATGCTTTACGCACCAATGTGTGACGCATTTGGCACAAATGGCGACAGATTTTACTTGAATAGTTGCGCGGAAAGTGCTTGAATTGTGATAGGCTCGGGACGTTAAAGCGAACTGAGCAGCAGAACCACTAAAAACCCGCTTAAATGCGGGTTTTGTGCGAAAAATAGCCACTCCAATATGGCCCATTAAAGCATGGTAAAATACGTGTTAACCCCACAAAGAGGAGTTAGACATGGCTATTACCCTGCATCAAAAAGAAATCATGATTCTCATGACGGACCCCAACTTAAAAGTGCCGGTCCAACACACCAGCTTCCCTTTTGAGCTTCCATACAAAATTGATTCGGCTATAGAGAAGCTATATCAGCTGGGATACATTACAGCAGTGCAGTCAAAAGCTGATTCTCATTGGCTCGCCACTTCTATTACTTCAAAAGGCTTCTCCTTTCTTAATGAGGAAGGGTTGATTTAATAGAAATTAAGCAACTGTTTTTATCCAACCTCGCTTCGGCGGGGTTTTTTCATTTCAGGCCCAGGCTAAAAATTGCAGATTAACCGTGAAACGCATGAGTCTGCGGCCTGAATTCTTTCCCCTCGTTCTGAGAGGATTCACAGCAATAGAGGGGGACCGATGTCCGAACCAATAACCGGCACAGGCTTAGCTGGTGGCGCTTTAACTGGGGCGAGTGTTTACGGGCTATTAACCGGTACAGACTACGGTGTTGTGTTCGGGGCATTTGCTGGTTCCGTCTTTTATATAGCGACAGCGGCCGATTTGAGCGCCCCACGACGGATGGCCTATTTCGTTGTGTCCTATATCGCTGGAGTTTTGTGCTCCGGGCTGGTCGGTTCTAAGTTATCCGACCTGACCGGGTACAACGATAAGCCTCTGGATGCAATTGGTGCCGTAATCATTTCGGCATTGGCCGTAAAAATACTCACCTTCCTGAACAATCAGGATATTGGCTCGCTGGTGGCGCTAATAACGCGCCGGGGAGGTTCCGGTGGTACTAAATGATCCTACTGCAACCATCAATGCGCTGTTATGTGCAGGTGTCGTTGTTACGTTGATGTTCTATCGCCGCAGAGACTCACGACATCGTAAGTGGGTGTCGCGGCTGGCATGGCTGATAACAGTGATATACAGCTCTGTGCCGCTGGCGTATCTGTGCGGCATCTATCCCTATTCATCGTGGCCCACCATTGCGGCCAATATCATGATCCTTGTTGTGCTGCTGAGCGTAAGAGGCAATGTAGCGCGACTGGTTGATGCACTGAGGCACTAATGAATCAAACACAATTCCAGAAGGCGGCTGGTATCAGCGCCGGGTTAGCTGCGCGCTGGTTTCCGCATATTACAGCCGCGATGAAAGAGTTTGGCATCACTTCCGCTATCGACCAGGCAATGTTCATTGCTCAATGCGGCCATGAAAGCCTCGGGTTTAACAGGGTAGTGGAGAATTTCAACTACAGCATCGCCGGGCTTGCTGATTTTGTTCGTTACGGCAGGTTAACGCAGGAACAGGCCAATTCCCTCGGGCGCAGCCAGTCGGAAACTGTGTTACCTCTGGAGCGCCAGCGGGCTATCGCCAACATTGTCTATAGCAAGCGGTTGGGTAACAACAGGGCAACTGATGGCTGGGTTTATCGAGGGCGCGGACTGATTCAAATAACCGGACTTTCTAATTACCGGGACTGCAGCGCCGGGCTGCAGGTTGATCTGGTGGTACAGCCAGAATTACTGGAGCAGTCCTCTTACGCGGCCCGTAGTGCAGCATGGTTCTATGTCTCAAAAGGTTGCCTGAAATATCCGGGTGATCTTGTCCGGGTGACGCAGATTATCAACGGCGGGCAAAACGGGATTAATAACCGGCGCGCTCGCTTCCTGAAAGCAAAATCGGTGCTGGTGTGATTATGGGAATCGAAGCTATCGCAGGGCTGGTGGTTGTCATCCTGGGTGCTATCGCTGGCGCGTTCGGCATCGGCCATGCTCGCGGGACCAGTAAGGCAGAAGCCAAAGCCGATCAGCAACGAACTGAAGAGAATGCCGCCGCCACCGTCGCCGCGGCAGAACGCCGTGCCGAAGTCACGAAAGGGGCCAGTGATGTACAGGAAGACGTTAAGCGTATGGGCGATGACGATGTTGATCGCGAGCTGCGCGAAAGATTTACCCGCCCCGGTGGTGGTTGATACCGCGTGCAGCTGGGTGCGGATCATCTACCTTACTGACCACGATATCGACGTTCTGGATAAGCAGACCAAGCGCGACATCCTGGCGCACAACAAAGCAGTGCAGGCCAATTGCCAGAGCATTACCCCTACTCAGTGAGTTAAAAGAATGGCCTCATCCTTGAGGTCCACGGGTAAGTAAACGCAAGGTCTTTTATGTAATGGCTCTTTTAGCCTAGGAGCCTGCTCAGAAACAACAAGCGTAAGCGGTAGATATTTATGATTTTTTTTCTGCTGCTTATCCAAACCAACCGAAAAGGCTACGAAATGAGTGAAGCTAAACCGCAGGACGGCAGCACAGTAAAGGGCTACCGCACATTAACAGCTGGCGACATTGAGCGCATGAACCGCCTTAAAGGCGTCAGCCGCCACTTCTGTAGTTTGCTTGATATCGAGCGAGGTGAATTGTTGGCTGTCCGTAATGGCCCGGCAATGTTAAGCGCTGAGCAGGCTCGGGAGATTGATGAAGCTATGCGCAGCCTGGCCATCGCCCGCACCAAAATGCAGGAAGCCTGTATGTGGGCATGCCGCGCAGTCGCCCGGCCTGATGCTGACTGTTAACCCCACTAAGGGATAAAACAGCCTTCATCCCCACGTGAGAATATTACAGAAGCCGCTGAGTTAGTGGCTTCGATAATGCTCCCCACATCGCATAGAGGTAAGACATGTCAGAGATCACCGCATCCGAGCAAATCCGCCTGGATATCATCAAGAAAGTTAACTACGACACCGCAGCGGCCAAGCTGGCCATTGACTGGGTTGGTGATAGCAATCTGAAAGCTGAGCTATTCGCTGACTCTTTCGATCGTGTCTTCACTGAAAGTGAGATTGTCTCGAAGACCCGCAAGGCCATCCAGGAAGCGACCGAAGCGCTGGCGCTTTTTGATACCGGCGCTGAGCAGGCCAGCTAAGGCATTACAGCAGGCACTCGTTGAGCGCCTGTGATAATGCTCAAGGAGCGATTACGTGAACAAAGAGCCCCGCATCTACGGCAGCAAGTGGGACCGAGAGCGTCTTATCTTCCTACGTGCGCACCCCTTGTGCGTCATGTGCCAGGAGCAAGGCAGGGTGACAGCGGCAACGGTGGTTGACCATATCATCCCGCACAAACTGAAAGAGGCTCTGCGCTCTGGCGACAGCCAGGCAATAGCGAAGGCACAAAAGCTTTTCTGGAGCCGGAAGAACTGGCAAGGGCTGTGTAAGCAGCACCACGACTCAACGAAGCAGCGAATGGAGAAGCGTGGCACCGTGATCGGCTGCGATGAAAACGGGATGCCACTGGACCCGGCTTCTCATTGGTTTAAGTGATAACCATTATCAATACACCTCAAAATTGATTGTTATTTGAAATCATTAGCATTCAAATGATATCGATTATCATCTGAGAGGGAGGGGCGGGTCAAAAGTTCAGAACCTCGAACCCAAATGACCGCCGCCAGTCCTTTTTGTGCACAACCGCGAAATGAAAAGTTTTTTTCAGGGAGGTTCCGATGGCAGGACGACGCCCGAAACCGACCCACCTCAAAGTGGTTACCGGCAACCCGGGCAAACGCAAACTTAACGACAAAGAACCATCGCCAGCGCGAGAAATCCCAAGCCCTCCAGAGCACCTCACTGACTGGGGAAAGGTGGCGTGGGGGAAGCTGACCGTGCTGCTGGATGGCATGGGCATTTTAACCATTGCCGATACGCTGGCGCTCGAACGACTCTGCGATATTTACGCCGACATTCTGCAGCTTCGCCTGACTATTGCTGACGAGGGACGAACTTACACCGTGCAGACAGAGGGCGGGTTTTTGATTAAGGCTAACCCGGCAGTAGCAATGTTGGCGGATGCAGATCGACGTTTTAAAAGTTACCTGGTTGAATTCGGTCTGACTCCGGCCGCCAGAACGAAGGTGAAAGTGGATGGTGGAGAAAAAGAAGAAGACCCGCTCAACCAGTTCTTCGGTTGATCCCGCCACGCAATATGCACGGGATGTAGACTCCGGAAAAGAAATCGCCGGGCCTGATATCAGAAACTCCTGTAAACGACATCTCAAAGATTTGGAATCCTGCCATGCTCGCGGGTTGGTATGGGATGTTGCAGCGGCGCAGCGTGCTATCGACTTTTTTGCCAAAGTACTGAAGCTCAACGGCGGTGAGCATGAAGGTAAACCCTTCAACCTGCTGCCGTGGCAGTGCTTTATTGTAGGTTCGATATTCGGCTGGAAAAACTCAGACGACTATCGCCGGTACCGCATGGCTTACGTCGAGTCAGGCAAAGGCTCTGGCAAATCTCCACTTGCAGCGGGCATTGCTCTTTACTGTCTGGTTGCCGATAAAGAACCTCGCGCAGAAGTCTACGCAGCGGCGACGAAAAAAGACCAGGCCATGATCCTTTTTCGTGATGCTGTCGCGATGGTGGATCAGTCTCCTGCGTTAGCACAGCGAATAAATAAATCAGGCGGCGCCGGGAAAGAGTGGAACCTTGCGTTTCTTCAGACAGGATCATTTTTCCGGCCTATCAGTTCGGATGATGGGCAGTCAGGGCCACGCCCACACTGTGCTCTGATTGACGAAATTCACGAGCACAAAAACAACCAGGTTGTGGAAATGATGCGCGCCGGGACGAAAGGTCGTCGCCAGGCGTTGATTTTCATGATCACTAACAGCGGCCACGACAAAACCAGCGTCTGCTACGACTATCACGAGTATGGGCGTAAAGTTGCCGAAGGCTCGATTGAAGATGACAGTTTCTTTTCTTTCATTTGCTCCCTGGATGAAGGAGAAGACCCATTCAAGGACGAGTCCTGCTGGAAAAAAGCAAACCCCTCTCTTGGTCATACTTTTACCGATCGCTACCTGCGTGAGCAGGTTACTCAGGCTCGGGGGATGCCGTCGAAGGAAAGCATTGTTCGGCGGTTAAACTTCTGTCAGTGGGTGGATGCCGATAACCCCTGGATGAGTAGCGATGTGTGGATGGGGTGTGAAGAGGACTTTGACCTGCAGGAGATGCAGGGAGAAGAATGCTATGGCGGCCTGGACCTTTCAGGAACTCGCGACCTTACGTCTCTGGCGCTCTTTTTCCCTAAAAAAAGAAAGCTGCTGGTGGAGTTCTGGACACCAAAAGATACTTTGCTGGATAGAGCGAAAACAGACCGCGTACCTTATGACGCATGGGAACGGGGAGGCCATATTCATACCACTCCCGGAAAGGCGGTGAAATATGGCTTTGTTGCCGAGCGCATTGCTGATCTTTCCATGTTGTTCGATATCAAGGCGATCGCCTTCGACCAGTACCGCATCAAATATCTTGAACCGGAACTGGAAAACGCTTCTGTATCAGTACCGCTTATTCCTCACGGGCAGGGATACTACAAGGCGCAGGATTCAGGACTGTGGATGCCTCATTCCATCGAACTCTTTGAACAGATGCTGGATGATGGCGTAATCATTATTAAAACTAACCCCTGCCTCCGATGGAACGCTGCTTCCGCCGTAACCGAAGCCGACCAAAAAGAAAACCGCATATTCGCCAAGAAAAAGAGTACTGGTCGAATAGATGGTGTGGTTGCGTCAGCGATGGCAATTGGTGCTGCGGAAGGTTACGAGCCTGATGATGGTGATATTGAGGGCTTTTTTGACGATCCGATCATAGTGGGTATCTGATGGCTAAGAATAAACAGCAACCAGGGCGCGTTAAGAGCGCCCTTTTAAACTGGCTTGGTGTTCCCATAGGCCTGACTACCGGTGAATTCTGGCAGGAGTGGTTCGGGACCAGCAGTAGCGGAAAAGTGGTCACCGCTGACAAAATTATCAGGCTTTCTACTGTCTGGGCGTGCGTGAGGCTCTTGAGTGAGTCGGTATCCACGCTTCCGCTAAAAATTTACGAGAGACAGTCAGATGGATCTAGAAAACTGGCTCAGAATAATCTTGCATACCAGATATTATGCAGGCGCCCTAACCCGGAAATGACACCTTCCCGTTTCATGCTGATGATTGTGGCCAGCATTTGTCTGCGTGGTAATGCTTTTGTCGAAAAGTTTTTCATTGGTAACAAGCTGGTATCAATGGTTCCGCTACTTCCTCAGAAAATGGTTGTAAAGCGACTCGATAGCGGAAAATTACAGTACACCTACACGGAAAATGGCGTTCCGCGGATCATTCCTGTAGACAGGATGATGCATATTCGTGGGTTTGGTCTCGATGGCGTGTGCGGCATGATGCCGACAATGGCCGGGGTTGACGTTTTCGGCGCAGCTATGGCGGTAGATGAAGCTGCGGCGAAAATATTCGAGAATGGCTTGCAGAGTACCGGCTTTCTTTCTTCGAAAACTGCGCTAAACGAAGGGCAGCGAGAAAGGCTTCGCAAGGCCCTCCAGAACTTTATTGGTTCTAAAAATGCCGGGAAACTGATGGTTCTGGAAAATGAACTGACATATCAGAATGTCACGATGAACCCGGAAGCCGCGCAGTTGCTTGAAAGCCGCTCCTTCAGCATTGAGGAAATCTGTCGTTGGTTTCGCGTACCGCCGTTTATGGTGGGCCATACAACAAAACAATCAAGCTGGGCGTCGAGTCTTGAGGGGATGAACATGCTGTTCCTGACCCATACTCTGCGCCCCCTACTGGTCAATATTGAGCAGGAAATCTCGCGTTGTCTTCTGAACAGTGATGAGGATTTGTTTGCTGAGTTCTCTGTTGAGGGGCTTCTGCGAGCCGATAGCGCAGGACGTGCGGCGTACTATACCAGCGCCCTGCAGAATGGCTGGATGTCGCGCAACGATGTGCGAAGGCTGGAAAATATGCCGCCAATTGAAGGCGGTGATATTTATACAGTTCAGCTCAACCTGACTCAGTTGAAGAATCTTGAAAACAGCAACCCGGCGGTTCAGGCGCTGGCTGTAAGAGAACTTCATAACCACGTATTCCCTGATATTCCTTTCGAGCAATCGCCACTTAAACAGGCTGCTTAGGAGCCAATCCCCATGACAATTAGACAACTTCCGGTTGCTCCGGCGGGGCGCCCGTGCGCGGGTGTTACCAGTGAGCCCCAGCCCTCAGCGCTTGAGCGCTGGAATGGTGGGATCAGGGCTGCATCCGATAATGACAACTCCATTTCTATTTTTGATGTTGTTGGACGTGATTACTGGGATGAGGGGGTCACGGCAAAACGCATCTCCGGCGCACTACGTTCAATGAACGGTGCAGATGTGACGGTAAACATCAACTCGCCTGGCGGCGATATGTTTGAAGGACTGGCAATTTATAACCTTCTCCGCGAGTACCAGGGGAAAGTCACTGTAAAAGTGCTGGGTATCGCTGCCAGCGCCGCTTCAATTATCGCTATGGCCGGAGACGATATACAAATCGGACGCGGTGCCTTTCTGATGATCCATAACTGCTGGGTAGTAGCGATGGGCAACCGCCATGATTTTGCGGAATTATCGACTTCTCTTGAGCCATTTGATACCGCTATGGCCGATATCTATTCAGCGCGTTCAGGGCTTGATATCGCGACCGTACAGCAGCTTATGGATGCTGAAAGTTATATCGGAGGCAGTGATGCCGTAGAAAAAGGGCTGGCCGACAGTCTGCTTTCTGCTGATGCCGTAAGCGATGGTGATGACTCCCCGTCTGCAGCGCTGCGAAAACTTGATGCGCTACTGGCGAAAACAAATACCCCCCGGTCTGAGCGCCGGAAATTAATCAAAGCTTTAACAGGTAACACGCCGGGCGCTGTTACCGATCCCGATGGTAAGCCGGGCGCTACCCAACCCAACCCTGAAATTTTAGCTGAGCTGGATGTCGCATTAAGCGGCCTGGCGAACGCATGCCAGTAACGGAGAAATTATGTCTGACGTGAACGATATTCTTAAAAAAGTCACCGCCTCCATTGAGGAAGCGACCGGAAAATTTAACGCCAAAGCGGAAGAGGCCCTGACTGAGGCGAAGAAGAACGGCAAACTGTCGGCGGAAACCAAAGACACTGTGGATAAAATGGCGTCTGAACTCAACGCACTGAAAGAAGCCGAAAAATCTCTTAAAGCAGCGCTGGGTGAACTGGAGCAGCATGTTGCGCAGATGCCGCTGGCAAATGCAAAACAGGTTGTGGAATCTGTAGGTCAGCAGGTTATTTCTGCTGAAGCGCTGAAAACCTTTGCTGCCAGCGTCGCGGCCAGCCAGCGGATTTCAATTCCGGTGAAGGCGGCGCTACTTACCGCTAATGTACCCGGCAATATTGTTGCTCCAGACCGTCTGCCGGGTATTGATACCGCGCCTAAGCAGCGTCTGTTTATCCGCGATCTGATCGCGCCAGGTACAACGGCATCAAACACCATTTACTGGGTGCAGCAAACTGGCTTTACCAATAACGCAGCGGCGGTCGCAGAAAATACGACCAAACCGTACAGCAATATTGAGTTTGCAGAAAAAATCACGCCAGTTCGAACCATTGCGCATCTTTTCAAGGCATCCAAACAGATCCTCGATGACTTTTCGCAACTGCAGTCTCAGGTCGATGCTGAAATGCGCTTCGGCCTGAAGTATGTCGAAGAGCAGGAAATTCTGTTCGGCGATGGTACTGGCGCTCATCTGGAAGGCATCATTCCGCAGGCTTCAGCATTTGCGGCAGCGTTTCAGGTTGAGAATCAGAACGGTATTGACGATCTGCGTCTCGCGATGTTGCAGGCTCAGCTTGCCCGCTTCCCGGCATCCGGACACGTCCTGCACTTCATTGACTGGGCGAAAATTGAGTTGACCAAAGACACTCTGGGCCGCTACATCCTGGCAAACCCTGCAGCTCTGACGGGGCCGACTCTTTGGGGCCTTCCGGTCGTTGCGACAGAAGCTACGGCATTCCAGGGTAAATTCCTGACCGGGGCATTTAGTGCCGGTGCGCAGATTTTTGACCGTGAAGAAACGAACGTTGTCATCTCTACTGAGAACGCCGACGACTTCGAGAAAAACATGATCACAATCCGTTGCGAAGAGCGCCTGGCGCTGGCCGTTAAACGTCCTGAAGCCTTTGTTTATGGCTCATTCACTGTTCCGGCGTCTGGCGGTCAGTAATATCTTGTGCGGCCTTCGGGCCGCAATATTTGAGGGAATACCATGAAGCTTATCGCGGTTAAACCAATTTACTTCGGCGGTGTAGTTGTGTCTGAGGGGGAGTTACTGGAGACGCAGGAGCAGCACGGTCGCGAACTGGTCAAAAAGGGCTATGCACGGCTGGTCGATGTTGATAATTCTGCGCAGCCGGAACAGCCGGAACAGCCGGAACAGCCGGAACAGCCGGAACAGCCGGAACAGCCGGAAACTGTGCCAGAGAAGAAGGCTAAAAAATAATGTTAGAACTTGAAGTGGTTAAAGAGCACTGTCGCATTGAGCCTGACTTTACCGATGACGACTCAATATTGACACTCTACATCGGAGCTGCTTCTCGTTACGTCGAAACATGGACTCGTCGCAAAATGTATGAGTCCGAAACCAGCGAGGGGTATGCAGATGATCCTGATTCAATTCTCCCTGGCGATGATGTGAAAGCAGCGATGCTTCTGCTTATCGGTCACTGGTACGAAAACCGTGAAACGGTCTCTGTTGGTCAGGCTGCTACAGATATTCCGTTTACTGTCGAGGCACTTCTCCAGCCTTACAAGATTTATGGTATTTAAGCGGGGGAATTATGCAGGCAGGACGATTACGGCACCGGGTCACCATCCAAAACTTCACCACCTCCAGAACGCCTTCAGGTCAGCCGGTTGAAAAATGGGAAGATGGGAAAACCATCTGGGCCGAGGTTAAGGGTATAAGCGGTCGTGAACTTTTAGCCGCTGGCGCTGAGCGTGCCGATGCCACCATTCGAGTCTGGGTGCGTTTTCGTACAGATATCTCAGCTTCTTCCCGCCTGAAGGTACGCACCGGCCCGTTTAAAGGTGCCGTTCTTAACGTTACCGGGCCTCCGGTTCCGGATATCAAAGGTACCCGGCTGGAAATTCTCTGCAAACAGGGGACCGAAAAATGATTGATGTGAATCTGGATTTTTCCGGGCTGCAGGATATTGCCCGCGATCTGCAAACGCTCAGCAAAGCCGAAAACAATAAAGTCCTTCGTGATTCAACTCGTGCCGGGGCTGAAGTTCTCCGGCAGGAGGTGATTGATCGTGCTCCCGAGCAAACCGGCAAGCTGAAGAAAAACGTTGTTGTCGTCACCCAGAAAAGCCGCCGTCGCGGTGAAATCGCTTCAGGGGTGCATATTCGTGGCGTTAACCCGCGAACGGGGAACAGCGACAACACCATGAAGGCCAGCAACAAGCGGAATGCGTTTTACTGGCGCTTCGTGGAGCTGGGAACATCTACGGCGCCAGCACATCCGTTTGTTCGTCCTGCCTTTGATACCCGCATGGAAGAGGCTGCGCAGGTGGCGATGCAGCGGATGAATCAGGCTATCGATGAGGTGCTGGCTAAATGACAGAAGATGATCTCTATGACCTGCTGTCGTCGCTGGCAGACGGGCGGGTTTATCCGTATGTGGTGCCACTAGGCAGCGACGGACTTCCTGCAGTTTCCACTCCCTATGTCATTTTCTCGATACCGACTGATGTTGCCGGGGATGTTTTCTGCGGCCAGGCAGAGTCGACACTGCGCATTCAGGTTGATGTATGGGCTGAAACGAATGACGAAGCCAGAGCGTTACGCCTGGACGCCCTGGCTCGCCTGCAGGTTCTTTCACCTGTCGAGGTGACAAAAATTCCTGGCTACGACACGACAACCCATCTTCATCGGGCAACCCTCGAAATAACGGTTATTGCCTGACAAAAACCAATCCAATCCGACCGCCGCTGGCGGTTTTTTCATTTATGGAGGCTGCGATGTCAGCACTATTTGAACGTGCCCAAAAAACAGTAGTAATGATTACCTCTGTGCCGGTCACCGCGGCAGAGCTGGATACGGCAACCTGGTTAAACCTGAGTTGCACTATCAAACAGGCCAGCTTTACCGCTGGTCAGAAAAACGATATTGACGTGACAGTGCTGTGTTCAGATGAAACGGAAAATATCAACGGCCTTCCTGCTCCGTCTGAAATGTCACTTTCCGGTAACTTCTACCGCAACCCGGCGCAGGATGCACTTCGTGCAGCATACGATAACGACGGGGTTTATGGATTTAAGGTTATTTTCCCGTCTGGTAATGGATTCCTGATGCGCGCTGAGGTACGTCAGCACACCTGGGATTCTCAAACCAACGGTGTTGTTGCTGCAACGTTCTCGCTGCGTCTG